CTGTGTTGGAATGGATAAAGAGAATGAGTGATACAGAAAAGCCTGTAGCCTTGAGTATTAATGAAAATAGCTTTGAACTTATATTAAGGATACTAGGCAATGAGTTTATTGCTATCCGTATAGGCTCGACAAACTTTAGCGGTAAGCTAATAGCCGGTAGCATTCTTCTACTATTTTTTACCTTTATGTTACTAGAAGTATTTGGACTGTCTAGGGTGTTAGGTATTGAGTAATGCCAACAAAGCTAAGTGAAAACACAGAAGTTGCGTTGCCTCTACGTAATATCATAAGCATGGTCGCTGCTGCATCTGTGGCAACGTGGGCATACTTTGGTATTATAGAAAGATTGAACCAGCTAGAAACGAACATCACTATGATGAAGTCAGACTTGGAACAGAACACAGAGTTCCGTATTAAGTGGCCTCGTGGTGAGATGGGCAGCTTGCCAGCAGATAGCGAACAGTTTATGCTTATCGAACATATAGCCAGTGAACTAGAAAAACTACAGAATGAAATAGAGGGCGGTAAAGCACCGTATGATCAACAACAAAAACTAACGCTAGAATTTTATGAGAAGCGTATCACTAACTTAGAAGAAAACATAGAGAAGCTAAGAAACGGCGATGATTGAACTTACTTTCGTATTACTGTTAACTATGGGTAGTGAAAAGGTAGAGTACACTCCGTATCAATCTTTATCACAGTGCCTATCGGTAAGACGTAAGATAAAACGCAACATAGGCCCAACTCGTAACTTTGATGAGAAGTGGTCATGTAGGGAACTTAAAGTTAAGATAAGCGAAGACACTGGTGACATATTAGAAATCGTAGAAGAATAACTTAGGAACCAACCAACATGATTGCCGAAACCCTAGCAGGTATAGCACTAGTAAAGAGTGCCGTAGATGGAATTAAATCTGCAATAGGTACTGCCCAAGATATTGGCGATATAGCAAGTCACATAGATAATCTCTTTGAAGGTGAAAAGCAGGTACAACAACAACGTGCTAAGAAGTCTGGTACAGGGCTAGCAGATCAATTCGGCATCAAAACTGTAGCACAAGAAATGATTGACGCTAAACTTGCAAAAGAAAAGATGCAAGAGATGGCTACTATGATTGACATGCGATTTGGTCACGGTACGTGGGCAGGCATTGTAGCGGAACGGGCAAAGAGAATACAAGAAGCTAAAGAAGCAGCGTTAGTAGCAAGACGTGAGGCACTTAAAAAACAACAAGAGTTTATGGAAACGGTAAAGATTATACTTGCTATTATTGTAGTTTCTGGTCTCGCACTTGGATTTATTGTTTTTGCACTCACTGCTTCTGCTATGGCCTATTCATTAATTACTTGACAATTAGAAATATAAGTGGTATAACTGTATTATGAAAGCATCACAGAAAAGTCTATCCAATTGGACTAAACAAGATTGGAGAACCAAAAGTGGCAAACCCTCCAAGCAAACAGGTGAGCGTTATCTTCCGGCATCAGCGATTAAAGCCTTATCGCCAGCGGAATACTCAGCCACCACCGCTGCTAAAAGAAAGGGAACTGCTGCTGGTAAGCAATTCGTCAAGCAGCCTAAAAGTATATCAAAGAAAACCGCTAAATTCAGACGAGGACGATAATGCTTAACTTACTGATAGGACCAATAGCAGAGATTGCTGGCACATGGATGTCAGGCAAAGTAGAACAGACAAAAGCTAATGCGCAGACTAAAGTAGCCAAAGCACAAGCAGAAGCTGTAGTCATGCAGAAAAAAGCTACTGGCGAGATTGATTGGGACTTGGAGATGGCTAAAGGGTCAGCTAACTCGTGGAAAGATGAGTGGCTGACTATTTTGTTTAGTATCCCACTTATACTAGCATTCGTGCCGGGGATGGAAGATGTAGTTGCCAATGGATTCGCAAGACTCAACGAAATGCCTGAATGGTATCAGTACTCACTTGGAGTTATCGTTGCGGCTTCTTTTGGAGTTCGTTCAGCAACTAAATTCTTTGGAAAGAAATAATGGCTGCAGAGAAGATACTTGAATGGCAAATCCTACCAAGATTTATGATGCTGATAATGACGCTTATGAGTTGGCGTGTAGTCGAGTGGTTCATGTCCTTACCAGAACCCAGTGCAGCACAGGCTGGTTTAGTATCTGTGGTAACTGGCGCAATGACAGGGGCGTTCGCCGTGTGGATGAACCACGAAGGAAAGCATCCTGATCAACCTAATCGCAGAGTTAAAGAGTTACGCAAATGAAATATCGCAGAGAAAACTTTATTGAGAAGCTAATAGCGCATGAAGGTTTGCGTTTACAGGTATATCAGGATACATTAGGAATTGATACAATTGGTATCGGGCGAAACCTAGAAGACCGTGGTATCACAAGGGAAGAACTAGATGATCTAGACATTCCTACTATTGAACACGTGTATCAATATGGTATCACAGAAGCTGATGCGGTCTACCTAGCAACGAATGACGTGCAGATTGTCGAAGAGGAACTGGTTCGTGCGCACCCTTGCGTAGAACAGCTAGACAGTGTACGTCAACTTATCTTAATGGATATGGCATTTAATATGGGCGTACCACGTTTGTGTAAGTTTAAAAATATGTGGAGTGCTATTCACGAAGAAGATTATCCTACCGCAGCAAAAGAAATGCTTGACAGCAGGTGGGCAAATCAGGTAAAATCACGTGCAACAAAACTCGCTAATGCAATGCACAACGGAGAATTTTAATGTGGCCCTACAACGAGGAAGAAGATAAATGGCTAGACAACTAACAGAACGGCAGCAGAAGTTTCTGGATGTCTTATTTGATGAGGCTGGTGGTGACATGGTTGCTGCCAAGAAACTGGCAGGGTATGCTGACACTTCTAGCACTGGTGAAATTATCAAGGGTCTTAAAGAAGAAATACTTGAGGCGACTCAAATGTATATGGCACGTAATGCGCCGAAGGCGGCGATGGCAATGACAGGTGCATTATATGACCCGACTGAGTTGGGTATTCGTGATAAGATGTCTGCAGCTAAAGAACTGCTTGACCGTGTAGGTCTAGTGAAGACAGAGAAGATGCAGGTAGAAGCAAGTGGCGGCGTTATGCTTATGCCACCTAAAGCTATTGTGGAAGACGATGACTAGAAGCATAGGCAAGTGGAAGCTACCACAGCCAACAGATATTAAAGAAGAAAACGAATGGATACCTATACCACGTATTGCACGTACAGTACCCTTCGGATATGAACAGGATGATGAAGACCCCGACATTCTTCAACCTATCCAAATTGAATTGGACTTGTTAGAGAAGGCTAGATCGCACGTAAATCAGTATAGCTATCGTGAGGTAGCCAATTGGTTGAGTACGCAGACTGGCAGATACATCTCGCATGTAGGTTTAAGGAAACGGTTAGCTAATGAACGACAGCGTAAGAACAAAGCTGCAAGCCTCCGCAAGTGGGCAGAATATGCGGAAAAGGCAATCGCCAAAGCGGAAGAAATCAGTAACCAAAGAACAGGCTCAAGAAAAGCCGAAGGTTGAGATTCAAGAAGTAGCATCACGTGACTATGATAGCAGTTCTATTGAAGAACATGCTAACGTGCTATTCAAGCCTAACCCCGGCCCACAGACTGATTTCCTAGCGGCAGCAGAACGTGAAGTACTTTATGGTGGATCAGCGGGTGGTGGCAAATCGTATGCTATGCTTGCAGACCCATTAAGATACATGGGGCATCCAGCGTTTAGTGGATTGCTGCTTCGTCATACTACAGAAGAATTAAGAGAACTTGTATTTAAGTCACGGGAACTCTACCCTAAAATCTGGCCGGGGATAAAATGGTCAGAAAGAAAGATGCAATGGACTGCACCATCGGGTGCAAGATTGTGGATGTCATACCTAGATAGAGACGATGACGTGTTACGTTATCAGGGTTTGGCATTTAGCTGGATTGGTTTTGACGAACTGACTCAGTGGAGTACACCGTACGCTTGGAATTATATGCGTTCACGATTACGTTCTACCGCACCTGACTTGCCTATATACATGAGGGCTACGACCAACCCCGGCGGTAGAGGTCATCATTGGGTCAAGAAAATGTTCATTGACCCTGCACCATATAATAGGACATTCGATGCAACAGACAGCGAAACAGGCGAAGTACTCAGATACCCATCAGGACATAGCAAGGCTGGAAAGGCTTTATTCAAGAGAAGGTTCATACCAGCAAGACTTTCTGATAACCCGTACCTATCTGAATCCGGTGACTACGAAGCGATGCTTCTTTCTATGCCGGAACAGCAACGTAGGCAACTTCTTGAAGGCGACTGGGACATTAAAGAAGGAGCCGCCTTTACTGAGTTTGATCGGAATGTTCATGTTGTTGAGCCTTTCGATATTCCTAATAACTGGGTCAAGTTTCGTGCTTGCGATTACGGGTACGGTAGCTATAGTGGTGTTGTGTGGTTTGCCATTGCGCCTAATGAGCAACTTATCGTATATCGAGAACTATACGTTTCTAAAGTCCTTGCCACAGACTTGGCAGATATGATCCTTGACTTAGAGGCTGGTGACGGTACTATTAAGTACGGCGTTCTGGATAGTTCTCTTTGGCACAAGCGTGGTGACACTGGCCCTTCTCTTGCTGAACAAATGATTAGCAGAGGATGTCGTTGGAGACCATCCGATAGAAGTAGAGGCAGTCGTGTTGCCGGTAAGAATGAAGTACACAGACGTTTACAGATAGATGAATTTACAGAGGAGCCTAGACTTGTTTTCTTTAATACTTGCACAAACCTCACGGCCCAACTTCCCGCCATACCGTTGGACAAAAAGAATCCCGAAGATATCGACACTAATTCGGAAGATCACTTGTATGATGCGTTGAGGTATGGTATAATGTCAAGACCAAGGTTTAGCATTTGGGATTACGATCCAGCAGGCACACCTTCTACTGGTATGCGTGTAGCAGACAGTACATTTGGATACTAAGGAAAAAATTATGGCTGATGATGAAATTATGATTGAAGACGATGCTATTGCATTAGAAGACACAGATGATACTACTGTAGTAGATGCTGACGTATCTTCTATTATCCCATTCATCATGGAACGCTATAACCGTTCTGAGGATTATCGCTATCAAGATGAAGAGCGTTGGCTACGTGCCTATCGTAACTATCGTGGTTTGTATAGTCCAGAGGTACAGTTTACTGAAGCTGAAAAATCTCGTGTATTTATTAAAGTAACTAAGACTAAAACACTAGCTGCTTATGGCTCTATTGTAGATGTTTTGTTTGCTAATCATAAATTTCCTTTATCTGTTGAGCCTACTGAATTGCCAGAAGGTGTAGTAGAGGATGTACACTTTGATCCAAAAGAACCAGAGCAAATGCAGAGTGATTCTAACGTAAGTCCGTATGGATTTGCAGGAGATGGTAACGATTTAGAGCCGGGTGCTACAGCAAAGACGTTACAAGAAAAACTTGGCGTAATGCAGAACAAGCTTGAGCCTATTCAGGATAAATTAAAAGAAGGGCCGGGTAGAACACCTACAGCTATTGCATTTAGTCCAGCTATGATTGCTGCAAAGAAAATGCAGAAGAAGATACATGATCAGCTAGAAGAGTCGGGTGCTAACAAACATCTACGCAACTCTTCATTTGAGATGTCTTTGTTTGGCACAGGTGTAATGAAAGGCCCATTTGCTATTGACAAAGAGTATCCTAATTGGGATGAGGATGGCAACTATGATCCACTATTTAAAACAGTACCACAAGTATCTCATGTATCAGTTTGGAATTTTTATCCTGACCCAGATGCAAATAACATGGATGAAGCGCAGTATGTAATTGAGCGTCACAAGATGTCACGTACACAATTACGTAATCTCAAGAAGCGTCCGTACTTCCGTGGTAAAGTAATTGATGAAGCCATTAACATGGGTGAGAACTACAGTAAAAAGTATTGGGAAGATGACTTATCAGACTATGCACCAGAGCATGGCATTGACCGTTTTGAAGTACTTGAGTATTGGGGCATGGTTGATGTCGAGATGCTTGAAGATCAAAACGTAGACATTCCAAAGGAGTTAAAGGACTTTGATGAACTACAAGCTAACGTATGGGTATGTAATGGTAAACTACTGCGCATGGTGCTTAACCCATTTAAGCCTAGCCGCATTCCTTATCATGCTGCGCCTTATGAACTAAATCCCTACTCATTCTTTGGTGTAGGTATTGCTGAGAACATGGACGATACGCAGACACTGATGAATGGTTTTATGCGTATGGCTGTAGACAATGCTGTATTGTCGGGTAACTTGATTGTAGAAGTAGATGAAACTAATTTAGTACCGGGTCAAGACTTGTCATTGTATCCCGGCAAAATATTCCGTAGGCAGGGCGGCGCACCGGGTCAGGCAATCTTTGGTACTAAGTTCCCCAATGTCTCACAAGAGAATATGATGCTCTTTGATAAGGCACGGCAGCTTGCTGACGAAAGCACAGGCTTACCATCCTTTGCACATGGTCAGACGGGTGTATCTGGTGTAGGCCGTACAGCATCAGGCATCTCTATGTTAATGGGTGCTGCGTCAGGTGGCACTAAGACTGTCATCAAGAATGTAGACGATTATCTCCTTCGTCCTTTAGGCGAGGGTTTCTTTCGTTTTAATATGCAGTTTGACTTTGATCCAGAAATCAAAGGAGACTTAGAAGTTAAAGCACGTGGTACTGAAAGCCTGATGGCTAATGAAGTACGCAGTCAACGGCTCATGCAATTCTTGCAGATTGCAAGCAGCCCAGCACTAGCACCTTTTGCTAAGTTCCAGTATGTAATCCGTGAGATTGCAAAGTCAATGGACTTAGACCCCGACAAAGTAACTAACAATATGGACGAAGCAGCCCTTCAAGCAGAGATTATGAAAGGGTTCCAACAGCCAGCAGGACCAGAGCAGGGCGGTATGACACCACCAGCAGGTGCTGATGCAATGGACCCTACTGGTGCAGGTGGCGGCTCAATGGGCGTAGGACAGGCTCCTGTGCCGGGTGAACAAGGATTTAGTGCGAATGGACAAGGAAATACTCAGCAAGCTGAAGCCGCTGGTCAGCAACAACCGCCAATGGGACCACTTCAGTAAATACTTAGATGTGCTAATTGAACAGCAGCATCGTACATTAGAGCAAGGCGACAGCACTATTTTAATGCATCGTGCGCAAGGTGCAATAGCTGTACTACGCAATATTAAAACTTTAAGGGACGCTATCAATGGCTAGACGTATGGCAAAACAAATGGAACTCTTTGAGCCAGTAGAACGTGGGTTCGATGAAGGTGGTCTTATGGATGAGGGTGGCACAGTAGACCCTGTATCTGGTAATGATGTACCACCCGGTTCTACACAAGAAGAAGTTCGTGATGACATTCCTGCCCAACTCAGTGAGGGTGAATTTGTTTTTCCTGCAGACGTAGTGCGTTACATTGGCCTTGAAAACTTAATGCGTATGCGTCAAGAAGCAAAGCAAGGCTTGGCTCAGATGGAAGCTATGGGTCAGATGGGTAATAGTGAAGAAGCTACTGTAGAAGATAACTTGCCTTTTGATATGTATGACCTTGACGTAGAAGATGATGCGGTAGAAATGGCACAGGGTGGTATGCCTATGCCTGAAGATAAATCTGGACTAGTAGAATACATGGGTCAACGTGTTTTCGTTGGGGATGTAACAAACATTCCGAATGGCTATGAAGATAAAATCAAGGTGATTAAAAATGTCTAAAACTAAAGATTTAAACACTCAAACTGCTCAGGCATTTCAGGTGGGGGGTTACGTAGCACCCACCGTTCCTACTAATCCGTATAATCAACCGGGTCAGGTAAATCCACAGACAGGTACATATACACTTCCGGGTACGGGTATTGCGGGATATCAAATACCATCAGGTGGACCAACAGGCTATACACCCTATGGTGGAGCCGCACCATATTTTCAACCCGTACAGTTTACTGGTCCACAGTTTCAGACTTCTTTGCAAACAACTAACCTTCCAACCTTTGCGGAAACAGTAGGTAGTAAGCCGGGTCAATACGATGAACTAAGAACTTATGTAAATGATGCTGGTCAAATTTTACAGATACCATTTAAAGATGGTCAACCTATTTATCCAATTCCTGAAGGGTATCGTCCTCAAGGGGATCAACCTGCTGCAGAAGAGCCTACTACTACAATACCTGTTTCTACTACACCTACAAACCAAGAACAGGGTGATGGTGGTGGTGATGGTTTAGATGAAACAACAACAGGCACTTTATCTGGTTATCCGGGTCAAACAGGTTTATCTGGTTTACAGTCTGCTTTTTCAAATTTAGGCAGTTATGATTTATCAACACCCCCTTCAGAAAATCCTTACGGAATAACAGGCAGTCGTGGTTTTAATTTGGGAACAGCACTTAGTGTTGCATCGGGTAATATATTTGGTGCTTTAATGAGTACTTCTTCTACTCTTTCTGGTATTACTCCCAGCACAACAATAGGAGCATATGGTCCAACTGCTGGTTTTACTGGTACTTTAGATAGGGCTACGTTAGATGCTATTGCTACTGGCAAAGGAACATTGGGTCCATTAGATGCTAGACAACAAGGTTTTTCAATTACACAAGAACAAGCTATAAATGCTGTTGCCGCTGCTAATGTTGCAGGTTTAGAAAACATAAATGGAGTTTACGGCTATCAAAAGGGTGATGCAATTCCCGGTGTAAAAGACGGGATTATGGATTCCAAAGGTGTAGGTAGAAATGTAGCAACAGGAGCATTAACAGGACACTATTCAGACATAGAATCTTTTATAGGTAGACTGTCTATGTCAAGGGCAGATAAAGATAAAGCTGATTTTGATGCACAACAAGCTGCAGTACGTGGGCAAATGTCTAAATCACAAGCACGACAAGATGCTAGAACTGCAGCTAGAAGAGGTAGCGGTCTAGGACAACTTGGAGATAGCACTCCGGGCGATACACCATCATCCCCATCAACGGGTAAAGGTGTAGCTTCTGGAGACTATGGACTAGGTATGGGTCCACATGGTGGCGCACCATCTGCACCAGATACGCCAGACGCACCATCTGCACCTTCTGTGGGTGTGGGAGAAACAGGACCAGACACGGGTATGGGTGATGCTGGACCTAGCGATGGTGGTGGCTATGGTTCTGATGGCGGTGTAGGTGGCGGCATGGGCGTTATTTGTTTAACTGAAGACATGAAAGTAAAACGCAATGGTGTTATAGACTTTGTAACTAAAGTACAAGTAGGTGACATTATAGATAACACTATCGTTACAGAAGTGTTACATAAACATATACGTGAAGGCTACTACAAGGTCAACGGCGAGTTGAAGATTACTAATGACCACCCTGTACTTGTTAATGATTCATGGAAACGTACAGAAGACTTAGTGCTTGGTGATTACATTAATAATGTAGAAGTAACATCACTTGAGTATGTAGAGCAAGTAACACCAACAGTTTACATTGGTACAGCAGAAGACCGCTATAATGTATATACAAAAGGTGAAGTCTACACAGTGCATGGACAATACAAAAATGCACTGAAGAAAGCTGCGTAAGAGGCTTAAATCTTACAATTAGTTGGCTACTCACTCCCCACACCCGACAGTGTGGCTACAGCGGCCCCAACAAAGGAATAGACAATGAACGATACAATTATGGCAGAAGAAATGCAAGCACCAAAGAAAGTTGCATTCGCTAATCGTAAATACACTAACGAAGAAAAACGCAAGATTGAAGAAGAAGAACTAGAACAGCTAATGAAGGAACAGAAGGGTGAAGTAGAGCAAGAAACTGCTGAACCACAAGAAGAAGCTGAACCTACTACGGCAGAAGAGAAAACATTTAAGAAGCGTTACTCTGACCTACGCCGACACCAGCAAAAACAAGCTGAAGAGTTTAAGACTGAACTAGATGCAATGAAGCGTCAGCTTGAGTCCGCCACTAAAAAAGAAATGAAGCTACCTAAATCCGATGAGGACATTGAGACATGGGCAGCAGAGTATCCAGATGTAGCAGCTATTGTTGAAACAATTGCCATGAAGAAAGCAGCAGAGCAATCTACTGCACTAGAAGAACGCATGAAAGTAATTGACGAGATGCAAACTTCTGCTACTAAAGAAAAAGCTGAAGCAGCATTGATGCAGATGCATCCTGACTTTGATGAGATTAGAGACAGCGATGACTTCCACAATTGGGCAGACGAACAGCCTAAGTGGGTACAAGATGCGCTGTATGATAATGATAATGATGCTAGGTCTGCTGCACGTGCAATTGATTTGTACAAAGCTGACATGGGTATTTCTAAAAGCAAACCCACTAAAGATAAAGATGCAGCTAAATCCGTATCTACAAAGAATAGCCGTAGTAAACCTCAAGATGAGGGTACTGCTACATACCTAAAAGAGTCTACAGTTCAGAAAATGTCAGCCCAAGAATATGAGGCAAAGTCTGATGAAATCATGGAAGCCATTCGTAGTGGCAAGTTCGTCTATGATGTTTCTGGTTCTGCTAGATAAAAAAGTGTTGACAAGTAGTTATTTTTAAGTATAACTAGAGTCAGATAAGTGTAACTAGGGTAGCTACTTGGTTATACTTATAATCAGCAAACAACAATAACCCTTTCGGATTACCTGATAAACATGGCCTGTTGAATAGTTGGGCGGCCACCTAACTAGAATACACACCCTACGTTATTCAGCCTCTGCTAAGACTTGTAATGTTTGCATCTGTAAAGCTAATAACAGGAGATGGAAATGGCTTTTACTTCCGCTGCTGGATATGGGAACCTGCCTAATGGTAATTTCTCACCAGTAATTTACTCCAAACAGGTGCAACTTGCTTTCCGCAAGGCCGCTGTTTGTGAGGCAATCACCAACTCTGATTACTTTGGTGAAATCGCTTCAATGGGCGATTCAGTTAAAATCATCAAAGAACCAGAGATCACAGTTAAGGCATACGAGCGTGGTACTACAATCACTCCTCAAGACCTTGATGACGAAGACTTCAACCTGACAGTTGACAAAGCTAACTACTTTGCATTTAAGGTTGATGACATTGAAGAGGCACACTCACACGTAAACTTCCAGTCACTGGCAAGTGATCGTGCGGCTTACCGCCTCGCTGACCAGTTCGACCAAGACGTTCTTGGTTACTTGGCTGGTTACAAGCAGTCTGCAATCCACGGTACACCTAACGCAGTTAATACAACTACTAACGGTTCTGTTGCTGTTTCAACTGCAGGTACAGATGAATTGTTGACATCAATGAAGCTGACAGGTACAGACTTCAACGATGGCGGTGGTTCATTGTCTAGTGGCGAGGCAATTGCTATTAGTCCACGTACAGGCGCAGGTGCTGCTCCTACTGGTGCAGGTGACGCTAACCCACTTCAGGTTATCGCCCGTATGTCTCGTCTGCTGGATCAGCAGAATGTTGACACACAGGGACGTTGGCTTGTTCTGGACCCAGTGTTCATGGAAATCCTAAAAGACGAAGATTCACGTTTGTTTGATGCTGACTTTGGCGGTTCTGGACTTCAGAATGGCGTTGTAAGCAACAACATTCATGGCTTTACCGTCTACTCGTCTAACAATCTGCCAGCCCTTGGTACAGGTCCATCCTTTGCGGGTGCTAACTCTGCTGCCAACTTTGGTGTGATTGTTGCTGGTCATTCGTCTGCTGTTGCAACTGCAGAGCAGATTAATAAGACTGAGACATATCGTGATCCTGACAGCTTTGCTGACATTGTTCGTGGTATGCATTTGTACGGACGTAAAATTCTACGTCCAGAGGCACTTGTTAACGCCTCTTACCATCTGGCTTAAAGGGGGAATAAGACATGGCTAACATTACCGCAGTTCTACATCCCGCTTCAGGGAACTCACAGCGTGGACGCAATCCGTACTACGTTGATGTAACAATTGACCTGACCGCAAATAGCATTGCTCCCGGCGATACTATTCAGGCAATTACCGTACCTGCCAATACTCTAATCATGGGTGCTGGCTTTCAAGTTGTAGAATCTGCAACTATGAATACGGCTACAGATGCTACTGCTGCTCTTGGCTTCACTGGTGGTGATGTCGATGAGTTTGCTGCAGCACTTGACATTGACGGTGCGACTGATGGTGCTTACGCTCCACAGGTTGCAATTGATGGACTAGCACTTTCTACATCTGGCGATACAATTGACTTTGTGTTGGCAGGTAGCGGTGCTTCATTTACGGCTGGTAAGCTACGTGCTTTCGCTGTAATGATGGACATCAGCGATCAGGGTGACACGGCTGCTAACGAAGTAGACCGTGACGCACTTGCCTAAATAACATGAGGGGGCAGGGAAACTTGCCCCTTCACTTTCATTAAGGATGTAATATGGCATACGATTTTCTTGGCTTAGTAAATGCAGTGAACAGGCGGCTGAATGAGGTAGAACTCAGTTCAGCTAATTTTGCATCAGCTACAGGTTTTTATTCACAAGCCAAAGATGCTGTCAATGCATCTATTAGATATTTAAATCAGTCAGAATATTTTTGGCCTTTTAATCATACTACACAAGAAACTACACTAACAGCTAATACTAGTCGTTATGCGTTTCCTACAAACGCTAAAGTAATTAACTTTAAAACTTTTCGTATCAAAGAAAATTCTTCATTAGGTAATGCTACTACACGGCTTACAGAAATAGCTTATGAAGATTATTTAGATAAATATATAGACCAAGAATATAGTTCTTCTCTTGGTCAGGGTGTACCTACACAAGTAGCACAAGCACCTAGCTTAGAATTTATTATGACACCAGAGCCAAACAAAGCATATGAATTAGTGTATGAGTATTATACTTTTCCTACAGATTTGTCTGCCGCAACAGATGTTCCTACCATACCAGAAAGATTTCAACATATCATTATAGATGGTGCAATGCACTACGGATATTTGTTTAGAGGTAATACACAAGATGCGCTGGTTATGAAAGAAAAATTTGACGAAGGTATTAAGCATATGCGTTCTCAGCTTATCAATAGAACACCATACGTAAGGTCGTATATGCTTACTGGTGCTACAGGTGGAGCAAGTTCAGGCTTCGGTATTTAGGGGCTATCACAATGGATGCATGGCAAACCTACCCAGTTGAGTTTCGTGGTGGTCTTATAACTAATCTATCTCCGTTGCAGCAAGGTATTAATGCTCCGGGTAGTGCAAGAATACTACGTAACTTTGAACCATCTGTTGAGGGTGGCTATCGGCGTATTGAGGGTTATGATAAGTACGACAGTAATATTATACCACCATATGGCGCACCTGTTGTTCACGGAGATAGTCAAAGTGGTACAACATTAATAATAGCTGCAATACATACTACACCAGTTGCAGGTGATACTTTAGAAATAACAGGGGTTACTGGTACTTATACAATTGCATCTGGCGGTGTTACATATGATGCTACAAACAACAGAGCAACATTAACCTTATCGACAGCATTAGATAGCAGCCCTGCCAATGCTGCTGCTGTTACATTTAAAACAACAACATCTAAATATTTAGCTATTGGTGTAGCAGCGTGGGAAGATACTGCTATTGTTTGTAAGAACGCTGATATATTTAAAACAGGCGGTTCTGGATTTACAAAAATTAATGTGCCAGATTATGGTACACCTCTTGTAGATGGTGCTAGTCAAACAGGTTCTACTTTAGCTATTGATGGCTTACTTACAGCACCACAGCAAGGTGATGCATTTAAGATAGCAGGTGTTAACTTAGTATACACAGTAACTGCAAATGCTACTGTAACATCAGGTGGTACTACACTAGCTATTAATCCGGCATTAGCAAGTAGCCCTGCAGATGGTGCAGTTATTACCTTCTTATCTACAAGTAGAGAAGGTGCTAACAAAACAAAGTTTGCTAAATATAACTTTAATGGCACTGAAAAAGTTGTAATTGTAGATGGTTTAAATGAACCTGCATTATATGATAACGCTACATTTACTGCTTTAACAAGCGCACCTACAGATGTTATAGGGGCTACTTTTGTAGCAGAGGCTAAAGGTCATCTATTCTTTGCTAAAGGTGACACAGTAACTTACACAGCGTTTGAAACAGACTCTGATTTTTCCATAGGTAATGGAGCAGGTAATTTTAGAGTAGGTGGAACTGTTACTGCTTTATCTGTGTTTAGAGAACAGTTAATTATTTTTACTGAATCTACTATACACCAACTAACAGGTAGGGCAGTTTCAGACTTTGTAGTACAAACAATAACTGCAGATATTGGGTGTATTGATTCTGACACAGTGCAAGAGATTGCTGGTGACGTTATGTTCCTTGGCCCGGATGGGCTTAGACTATTAAGTGCCACAGATAGAATTGGGGACTTTGGACTAGCCTCTGTATCTAAAAATATACAAAGTGTTATGACAGGTTTTATTTCTGCAAACACTTCTTTTACAAGTTGCGTAGTCAGAGAAAAATCACAGTATAGATTACTTGGTTATAATAATAATATTACACAAGAAAATGCTCAAGGTATCTTAGCTACACAGTTTGCGCCTCAAGGCGGTGAAGGAATGGCTTGGGCAGAAACACGTGGCATACGTGCTTATGTAGCAGACAGTAACTATAACCAAAATGTAGAACAAGTCTTCTTTGCCAACGATGATGGCTACTTGTACCAAATGGAAAGCGGTAACTCCTTTGATGGTATAAATATACAAACTACGTTCGCTACACCGCACTTACCAATTAGTGACCCACGTAAACGCAAGACATTTTATAAATTGTTTTTATATACTGATCCGCAAGGTAGTGTCGCATTTGACGTAAGTTTAAAACTAGACTTTGACAGTCAGGGAACTATTCAACCCGCACCAATAAGTATTCAGAATACGCAGGGTACAGTAGGATTTTTTGGAACAGGTACTTTTGGTATAACCCGATTTGGTACTAAGTTGTTAAAGTTATTTCAAACACAAGTTGTTGGTTCAGGATTTACAGTATCATTTCAATTTGAATCGGAAGACGATAATCCCCCCTACTCAATTGATGCACTAACCGTTGAGTATGGATTAAACGATAGAAGGTAGAAACTATGGGACAAGGCTACACTAGAACCGATACTATTAATAACATTGCGGATGGTAACATTATCAACGCCGCAGACTTTGATGCTGAATATGATGCCATCGAAGCTGCTTTTAATAGTAGTACAGGACACTCGCACGATGGTACATCTGGTGAAGGTGGGCCAATTACTGTGCTTGGGCCAGCGCAAGATTTTGTAGCTAGTACTACTGAAATTAAACCAAAAAGTAATAACACATTAGATGTTGGTACAACAGGACTAAAGTTTAAAGACCTACATTTAGCTGGTACAGCTAACCTTGTAAATGTAACTACCACAGGTGATGTTACTCTTACAGGCGCAGCTAACAATATTGTGTTTGATGCCAGCGACAATGCACTAGAGTTTGCAGATAATGCAAAAGCTACTTTTGGTGCTGCTGCTGATTTAGAAATATACCATGACGCATCAGATAGCATCATCAGAGATACAGGCACTGGTAAACTAGCACTAGACGGTAGCA